TCACCTTTTTTCAATAACATATATTAATAAATATTAAAGTCTTTCTATTAGTTTACGTTTTCTAAAAGAAGAAATATTAGGATTGTCTTGAATAGCAGCTATTGCTCTAAGACGTTCAATTTCTTCTTTACTTAGTCCTGAAGCTGCTGCTTCAGCATCATCAATTATTCCATCATCATTTGTGTCTATTTGATCAAATAATTCTTCATCTGTTAAAGACTTTGTTTGAGATACAGGAGCATTAGGTGTTTCACCATAAATGTTTTCTTTATATTCTGGTTCTTCTTTTATAATAGGAGACGGATTATTGTATTCATCCCATTCTAAACCAGATTCATCATTTAATGGAGCGTCTAACCATTCTTTATCTTCTTCTGTTAGTTCTGGTGTTTCAGATTGTTTTAATCTAGCAAAAGCAAAGTTAGCTGCTATTACTAAAGCAATAGCTAATGGATCAAAAACAAAAATAATAACTATTAAGAACCAGTTAATAATTTTATCCATAGAATGACCTGTTAAATTACTTAAGTATTTTAAAGGTCCTAATTCATTAGATACTTGAGAATTAGTTTTAATTTCTAATATTCTGTTTTCTAAAGCAAATATAGAATCATTAACTATATCTACTTTACTAGATAATTTTTCATCTGATTTAGAAGCTGATTCTATTTGTTTAAAACTAGCATTGTTAGATCTAACTACTAAGTTTCCATTACGATCTGTGTATTGTGTTGTTGATGTTTTAGTTAAAGCACCTTTTAAATCAACTAAAGATTGTTTTTCTTTTAGTATATTATTTCTAGTGTCTTCATATAGTTTCTTTTTAGTTTCTAAAGCTAGTATTTTAGAATCTACAACACTTGATTTATTAGCTGTTTCTTGATAAGCTGAAGATAAATAACCATAAATACCTGCGGATGTTATTAATATTAAAACAGCTACAGCTATAGTTAAATATATTTTAAGTACTTTATTTAAATCAGCCCAATATTGATAAAGTAAAGAAGCTATAACTAATTTTGATACTTCTAAAGACGAAGCCATAATAGCAACAGCTGTACTAGCTCCTGCAAATAACATACTAAGACCAGTTACTGAATAAAAAGCAGCAGATGCACTAACAGATAATGCTGATGCTGCTATGATGTAAGGAAATAAATTGCGTTTCAAATTAAATGTTTTTATGTTTATCAATTCTACTTAAAACATCATTTAACAAGGAATGTTTAATGAATCCTGCTTGAGCAGCATTCTTAAGTGTACTAATAAATTGAAAAACAATAAACGGAACTACAATTGTTTCTGATAACCATGCTGTTCCTTTAAATCCTCTTTCAACCATTAGTAACACTGTAAGTATTACAATCCATGTGAAAACAGTTTTAAGTACTTTAATTGCTTTAAATGTTTTAAAACCTTCTTTTTTAGCACCAGCTATTATACCAAAGAAACCATCCATAAAAGCTACAGCTATTACAGCCAAATATTGGTCTGAATTGTCCATAGCTAACTTACCAAAATAGCTACATATAAAAGCTACAGTGGTAGTTACTGATAAAATAACTAGTAAACCAGACTTCATTAACCTTGAGGTGGTTGATTTTTATTGCCCCAAATTTTATCAACTGAGGATAAACCTAAACATCCAAAAGCTAATAAAGCGACAGCGTCAACTAAAGCAGGAGCAGGAGCAATATGAGCTTCTGAGAATGAGTTATGGTACATAGTAGCACATAGAGCTATTGTACATAACAACCCACAAAGTCTTTTCATAGATATTTTGCCGGTCTCATCAAAGAATAATTGTTTCATATCAATAAATATTAATTAAAATTGTTTACTTGTAGTTTTTAAAGACTCCTGTAATGCTTTTGAAAATGCTTTTCTATTTAAAGGAACTTCACCATTTTCAACATTTAAAAACATAGCGAATACAAATGTGCGTCTTTCACCTTTACCTTTAAAACACTTAGAACCAATACAAATACTAGTCTCTACAATATAATCTTTTCTTAACCACTGTATACCCATAATATTGAGCATTTGTTGTGGTGAGTAAATACTATCAATACTTACTTGAACATCAAATCCAGTTGAATCTGTTACAAAATAGCCTTTATTGATTAGTATTTCTTCAGTTTCTTCCTTAACACCAAAGGTAATGTCTCTTCCTCCTATTTTTTTAATAGAAGAATAATTACTAACATCAACATTTACAAATGTAGTGTCAGCAGGTGCTAAAGCTAATAAGATAGGGGCTAATATATTAAGCATGTTTATAAATATTATATAGCTCTAAAAGTTGTTTTAATATTCCATCCTAAAGAAGAAGCAGAAACAAACAACTGAGCTGTGGAATCAGCTAAAGACATTGAGAAAATTAAATTAGCAGTACTTCCAATATCTGGAGCTGAGTTATCTGTGTATTGTATTTGATTAGATAACCAATGAGACATAATTGTACCAGACCGACCATTAGAACCTGATGTCACATAATAATCAAAAAATCCAGCTGTGTAACTACCTGTGTTTAATGAATAAATTAATGATGAACCTGAATTAAGTGATCCTGAATTTATTGTATTTGAAAGAGTACCATTGATTGTAACAGATCCAACAAATGTTGTGTCTCCTAATACATCTAATGAACCTGTAAAACTAACTGATCCTGTTATTCTTAATGATCCTGTGGTTAATAAACTTCCTGTAGGTATATCTACAGTACCAAATAATGTTTGTGTGTCCTCAGCATTATCACCAAATTGGTTAGAACCACTTGAATATGATTGAGTAACAATTACTTGATTTTTGGCATATAATGTGCCATCAATAGTTAAATTTCCAGGTATTATTAAATTACTTAATAAACTTCCTGTACCGTCTGCTAGGTAAGTACCATCAGTCTGAACTACTCTTTGGTAAGTATCACTTATTCGAGAACCGGAAAAGTGCGCGATTGATCCTGAGGAGTATGCTGTTGGCATTAATTTTCATTTTAAAACTTCTCAGTTAAATAATCTAAAACTACCTTTAGTTTATCACCAGAAATTTTATTTTCGATAACATATTTTTTAACAACCTGTTGAGCTTTAGTATTCTTAGTTACTAAACTAGTAAAAGATGAATACTTATTTAAATCAACGTTTTCTTTTAGTATTTTATAAATTTTATCTCCATGTGGATTAGGTGCTTTAGTAGTAACTACTTCAGATACTTCAACTAAAGGTTTTGATATTGGTTTGTTTTCTACAACTTCTACTACAATATTTTTAGTTTGTTCTAAAATATACTCAGAAGACCATGGAATAAAGTGTGTGTCATCAGCTATTACTTCTAATTTAACTTGACCTTTACTTTTAAAATTGTCAAAGTTTTTAAATTTACCAATGTTAACTTCACAATTACCATTTCTTAATGTTCCTTCAAACATTAAATTATAATTTTCACCTTCAATAATTAAACGAGCTATAGATGATGATTCATCAGCTCCTTCAACTAATACTTTACATTGGAAAGTGTTGTCTTTATCCGTGTATAATTTGAACATCTTTTATTTTTACTGTTTGGTTAAACTTCTCTGTTAATATATTTTCTATTTCTCCTAATACTTGTATTTTAGTGTCATTGTTTTTAATTTTTTCAAAGACTTCTAAAGCATTATTTGTGATAAATATTAAACGGATTCGGTCTTCTGACTTAGGTTCATCCTTAGTTTTTTTACGTTTCTTTTTCCTAACAGTATCTGGGCCATCTCCTCCAAGTAACTCTATTTCTAGTTGAATAGCATAGTCCCATGTAACACCATATGGTGGTCCTGGAATTGTTACACCATATGTTTTTAATATATAATCAGCATAATATTGGTCAGCATAAAAACAATCCCAATTATAATTAGCTGTGTCCCAATTTAACCATTCTTCACTTAAGACTCTATACGGTAATACATCTCCATTAGTTGGTAAGCTTGGAGGACAATGAATAGCCGTAAATTTTGTCATATAGTATAAATATAATTAAAAATACTTGGAGAAACAAACAAGTATTAGTAAGTCACAGATCCTGAGTATCCAGGAGCTATAAGATAAAGACTTAATGATCCTCCAGTTGTTAAGGTACCTGTTGTATGAGTACTAACTCCTGGGTAAGTTGCTCTTACATTAGTTGTAGATGTTCTGATTGTATTGTACTGGGTGGTTGTAAAGATTCTTACATCAGGTGCTATTCTCCATTTAGAAAACCTTCCTGCTTTCCTAGCCGCTACATAGTATTTATCTGCTACTGAAATTATTCCATCATCATTTACATCAAACATATGGAATGATAAGCCGTTTCTTGCTGTTTTATTTAAAACAATATTAGAAACTGCTTGAATATCTGAATTTGTGTAAGCTTGTACTCTAGTTGGAGCATCTATTTCTATATAATATTCTTTTGAAGGATCATAAGCTTCTGAAATAGCATAATAACCAGCGGAATTAGTATAAATTGTTTTGTATAAAGTCCAAGAGGAAGTTGTAACTAGGTACTCAAATTCTAAAACATAAGCAAGACTGGAAGATCCGTTTAAGTCATTCCACTTACCTCCTGATACAAACTGAACGTAATCTTCATTACCTGAGTTGTTTGGCTCTCCTGAGTTCCAGTTTGTATAAGAATAGGATTCTCCTGTCACCCATCTCCAAGTTCCTTCTGTTATTTCATCTGTTAATCCTATCCAACCAGAAGGCCATAATCCAAAGATAAAAGATTGTTCTCCTGAACTAGTAATTGTCACTAAATGCCCTCCCATATTCGAACAGTTAGTTTTTGCCGTCTGCCAATTTGCTGTTCCTGTAGAACGGTAATAAGAATGTCCGTTGTAGTTTTGCTGGTTAGTAAATCCGGTAATTGTTGAGTTTGTTCTTCTGTAGAGCTTTACAGCCACATTATTTGCTCCAGATCCATTTGCATTATAAAGATATCCTGAATAGGTAAATTGACCTAGTAAGCTATTTGTAATAAAGAATAAAACAATAATCCACCTCATAACAATAGTTTAGCTCCTATTAATATTTGATAATTCAAAATACTCTGACTAGCAATATATGTGCCTCCTCCTGTTAATCCAACTCCAAATGTCTTTGTTAGTTTATAGTTAAAGTTAAAGAAGGGAATAATAATTGGCTTTGCTTCAAATAAAGACTCTGTGTAGTACTTGGTATAAGGTGAATACACACATGCAGCAATGATAGTAGCATCTAATGCTTTAGCTAACTTACCTTTATACATAAAACCACCAATAGCTAAAGTTGAGATCATTTCTTCTCCATAAAGATTTCCATAAGTTCCAGCTGCTCCATAAAGGACTGTAAAGTTCTTAACTGAGTTTACTCTTACAGCTAATGCTGTATTTGACCAAGATTTAGGTAATATTCCAAAAGCATCTGAAATAACATTAATATGTTTATGACCTTTTTTATTAACACCAATCCAAGACCTCATCACTGATAAATTTCCTATTTTAGCATTAACCATATAATCAGCTGAAAATCCTAATGAAGCAGTTCCGTCTCCTTTTACTCTAGTGAATGACATTGTACCTCTAGCATCTCTAGACCCATCATCGGCTTTTTGAACTCCAACAATATCTCCAGTAACTAAAATAGCCGGTTTAGCAACTTCTGCTTTAGCTTTTGATGTACTTTTTGCAGTTGAGTTTGAAGATTCTTTTTGAGTTTCAGTCTTTTGTTCTTCCACTTGTTGATCAGTTGGTTTATCTTCAGTTTTTGGTTCTTCAGTTTTCCCTGATCCTGACCCAGAGCCTGACGAACCGGAGCTGGACGAACCGGACCCTGAACCATTAGAACCGCCGCCACTAGAGGACCCACTGCTACTCCCAGAATTAGTATTGCCTGAATTATTATCTCCATTGTTGTCCTGGTTCGTATTCGACTGAGTATTTCCATCTTCTTTGTTATTTGAAGTACTAACCGATCCTGAACCTGTTGAAGTAGTTCCACCTATGTTTGTTCCCACTGAAGTAAATGACCCAACATTAGCAATAGCATTTAAATTCATTACACTATTAACAATGTTTGAAGCCAAGTTCGTCGATGTGGTTGTTGTAGTTGTAGCTACTGCCCCTTGACATGGAGAGGTTGACTTGTATTTGTTATAAATATCAGCCATCCATAAATCAAAAGTTCCATCTTGAAGTTCTGTGTAACTAAATGTTCTTACTTGATTATAATAAACAATTACAATAGGACTATTCATGTCTGCTGTAATAAATTTAGTTTCCTTAGTACAAGGATCAATATATGAATACATAAAGGACTGCCCATTTAAGGACAGTCCTATCATGAATAAAAATAATAATATTTTAGTTTTTAAAGACACCGTTCCTGATTAAGCTTTCAATTACTTTAGTAGTAGCGGTTTCAAGAGACTTACGAGTTGCTTTACCTACTGTACTTTGAGAAAACTTCATATCAAGAGATTTTAAAAAAGACTCACCAACTTTATTAGATTCACCTTCACCAGACCCAATGTAAATTTGGCCTGTAGTAGCATCTACAAAACGAACTTGAAGTCTTATAAAAGTCGTAACAACAACTTTTGACTTGCCTTTTTCAACAGTTTCGTCTTCATCAACAGCAAAATCGGCCACAGTGACATAAACAAAATAACGAGCAGCTTTAATCTTACCTTTTCCGTCAATTGGTTCGTCAAATACACCTTTTTTAGAGGCTTTAAATTGAGTGACCATCCGTTCTTTAATTTCGGATTTTTCTTCTGTGAATATAAATCTTCCTGTTTCATCTAAGTAATCTAATACAGACTCAGCAAATCCTAAACCTACGTTTTTTTCTTGTAAAGCTGGGTATAAAGCAAATACTTTGGTTAAATCAACATTAATTACTTGAACAGCATATTTTAAACTGTCTGTGTATCCTGAAACAGAAGAAATGTCTTTAGTTTCAATAGTATCTTGTTCAGTTGTAGTTTTCATTGAACCACACCCAATTAAGATTACTAATAAGAAAGCAACTAATATGTTTTTTACCATGGATCGCTTTCTTCTTCTTTTGGCTTAACAGCTGGAGCAACAGTAGCTGGTTTTTCAATTACACGTTCTTTAATAACAGTATTTGTTCCGCCGTTAGCTTGTTGTTTTTGTTGGTTAGTATTATTGTTAGATAAGTTAATCACAACAGGAGCAGCAGTTGCTCCTTGTTCTGTTTTAGCTTCTTCTT